GACAAGCCTTGTATAAGCTGTAACAGATTGCTAGTGGGTAAGTTCGATGCTGGTCACTATTTTAGTTCTGGAGGTCATAAAAATGTAACTTTCCACGAAGATAACGTACATGGTCAATGCGTATTTTGTAATAGGCACAGACATGGAAACCTTATCGAGTATCAAATAGGCATAGAGAAACGAATAGGAGCTGATAGACTGTTTTATTTGCATCAATTAGCTCATCAAGAATTTAAGCCAAGCAGAGAACAAGTGAAAGAAATTATAAAAGAATACAAGCAAAAACTTAAAACTTTAAAGAATAAATAGTATATTTACAAACAAAAATCAAAAATTATGAACACATTTAACGAAGAATTAAATTTATTTGAAGGGAACAAGTTAAGAGATTTAGGTATTGAACAATCTTTTGAAAATGCAGAAATCAAATGTGAGAGCTGGGGTTCTTTAGCTTATTCTTTTTTACTTGAATACATTAAAGAGAACGATAAGTTTATGGCTGAAGATGTAAGGGTAGCATCTGAAGGCATAGTCCCAGAACCTCCAAGCAGAAGAGCGTGGGGTGCAATTTTTGTAATGGCTAAAAAAAATAAGATAATAAAATCTATCGGTTTTGGCAACGTGAAAAACCCAAAAGCTCACAGAACCCCTGCCACGCTATGGTCTGTTAATTAAGCATAACATCAAAATAAAAAGCATTTCAATGATTTTTATTAAATGTTATTGCTATATTTACAGAAATAATTAAAACAAAAATTATGAACACTTTTAACGAAGAATTACAGAAGAGAAAGCTAAGCATTTACAAGAGTCTAGCTGCTTTCCAACAAGAATGTCCAGTAATTGCAAAAGCAACGAAAGGTCATAACTACCAGTACGCAGATTTGCCTACAATCTTTGAGGTTATCAATCCGCTTTTAGAAAAGCATGGACTAGGATTTACTCAACTGCTACAAGGTAACTCGATACAGACAATTTTATTTCATGTAGAAACTGGAGAAACTATCGAAAGTCTTACAGAGATTCCACAAGACGAAGCCTCTCGTATGAATATTTTCCAGTCCGCTGGTTCGGGCGTGACCTATTTCCGCCGCTACTCCCTGAGCTGTTTGCTCGGCATTGTTACAGATGTAGATACAGATGCAGCTAAACAGCCATTACCGAACGACAGATTCGAGAAAGCTATTGCAGCAATCGAAAAAGGCACAATCAAAAAAGAACAAATTATTAACGGCTTCAAGTTAACACCTGAGCAACTTAAAAGACTAGGATAATGAATAGAGAGCAGCTAATTCATAAATTAACATTACTAGATGTCAGTCTATACAGAAAATCAGGCTTGTCAGATGCAGATAGTAAATATAAAAAAGAGCCTTTAGGGTTTAGAAGTAAGTTATATAATATTTACTCCAATCTAAGTACTGAAGATATACAGCAAATTTTAAAGATTAAACAATCATGAAAGAGCTAAAGATAAGAGCCTCACAGCTTGGTAGGCTGATGGCTACAGACAGTAAAACAAGCATCACACAAAAGCAGCTGGTAACCTTGAACGGGTTACTGGCTAAGATTAAGCTGACAGAGAAACAAGCAGAGCTAAGAGATACGTTACTACTCAAGAGAGATGCAGAGCCAGAACTAAGCAAGGGAGCTAAAAGCTACGTTACAGAGCTGTATTTAGAACGTGAGTTTGGTATTAAGCAAGAAATAAACTCTAAGTATCTAGACAAAGGTAACGAGGTAGAGAAAGCTTCTATTGAACTTACTAGCATACTACTAGAGAAAGACTTCTTATTCAAGAACGAGGAACATTTCGAGAATGACTTTGTAAAAGGTACTCCAGACGTATTAACAAGTCACAGCGTTATAGATGTCAAATCTAGCTGGTCTGCTGCTACCTTTCCATTCTTTGATACTGAACTAAAGAACAGCGTATACGAATGGCAGCTCAAGGCTTATATGTGGCTAACTGGTAGAACTGAAAGCTACCTATGCTATTGTCTAGTTCCTACTCCAGAAAACTTAATACTTGACGAAATGAGAAGAGTTAGCTGGAAGCGTGGCGAGGGTGCAGAGGTATCTGAGGAAACAGAGCGAGAGGTAATAGAGTACTTTGATATATCTAAGATTCCAACAGAGAAGAGATTAAAAGCGTTTAAGGTTATTCTAACAGATGAAGACATTGAGAAGATGAAAACCGCTGTAAAGATGGCTAGAGAATACTACAAAACGCTAAGTTGATAAGTAGTAAGTTTTAAACACTACGAGAATTAATTAAAAAAGTTTCATATATTAACAAAAAAAAAGTAAAGAAAAATGGAAAATTTTAAAGTAAAGGGTACAATTTCAGAGATTACAGAAAAGAAAGTACTAGACAACGGAGCTGCTGTATTAGATTACATTGTAGATACAACGTCAGAGAGTGGTTATGTTACTCGTATGAAGTTTGGAATGTATAAAAAAGCAGATTATGCAGAACATATAGACAACTTTATCAAGTTCAATAACGTTGGAGATGTTGTAGAGGTCGAGTTTACAATAAGAGGACAAGAGTACAATGGCAAAGTTTACAACAGTTTGAATCATTGGAGATGTGACAAGGTAGAGATGTCAGATAGTCCGCATGTAGAAGAGGCAAAAAATGACTTACCTTTCTAGTGACGAAATATTAATGGCAATTTTGAGCAAACCTAACGGAAGCGCAGAAACTTCTATTGGGTTTGTTCAAGACTTGCATAAGTTTACACGTGGAAACGTGGCACTTATAAAACAGATTCAGAATCCTAGAGAATCAATCGAAGCAATAAACCTAAAGAATCAAATTCTTACAATCCTTAAAGAGTACGACCAGCTAAACAGACAGCCTATAAACTCAAAGCGTACCAAATGAAGGACAAGTTTTACATTATTGATTACGGAAAAGATACAGTAGAACTGGCTGAGTCAATAATTGAATATCTAAAAGAGAACGGAAACCACATTGTAATATACTTAACCGACTTGCCTAGTGCATTGATGGTAAACGAAATTACTCAAGATGAGTTTCTAGACCATTTCACAGCAACCTTAAAAGACAAAAACTAATGGACTGGCTAGAAAAAGTATCAAAGTATCACGATGAGTATCTAAGATTCTTACAAGCTATGGGCTGCACTTCTCATGCTGAGGACATAGTACAAGAGATGTATTTAAGGTTACACCATTACAACGCTGGAGAGAAAGTAATAAACGAAAAGGGAGAAGTAAACAAGTCCTATATCTGGAGAGTACTAAACAATATGTACAAGTCTTACCTAAAAGACAAAGGTAAATTTTTCTTTTACGATATTACAGAGTTTAAAGCTATCGAATCAGAAGACTACAAAGAACAAAGAGAGGGAGGCTACACGAAGATTACTGAGAAACTATACGATGAGCTGAACAACTTAGATAAGGAAGGCTATCCATACAACAAAGAACTATTTACTTTGTACATTGAGTCTGGAATGTCTATGAGAGCTTTAAGTACAGTAACAAGAATCAGCGTAACAAACATATTCCACACTGTAAACTTCTGTAAGAACCAGCTTAAAGAGCGTTTAGGAGAAGACTACGAAGACTTTAATAACGAAGACTACGATAAACTATAAACACGAATACAATGAAAGAGATTAAAGCATTTTTAAGCAATCAGAAAGACATTTATACAGTAATGCTACTGGAAGAAATGAAGAGCGAAAGCCCTAACTTTGTAGCAATGCGAGATATACTGAACATGGTAATAGCAAATGAGATAACTTTACAAGGAATAAAAAAGAACAAAGATGGCAAATAAAAGATTCAGAAGAACTCCAGAAGAGATTGAGCAAGGCTTAACAGTAGAACAAGCGAAAGCAGCAAGAATAGAGAAAGAGATTCAAGATGCAGAGAAAGCTGTTGCTGAGGTTTGTGATGAGCCTATTAAGACTCAAGAAGAACTAGAAGCGAAACACGCAGAGAACGCACCAACTGGTCTAGGAGATGTAGTAGAAGCAATCACAGAAGTTACTGGCATTAAAAAGGCTGTAAAGTTTTTAGCTGGTGAAGATTGTGGATGTGATGAGCGTAAAGAGAAACTCAATAAGATGAGGTTCAGAAAACAACCGCTTTGCTTAACAGAATCAGAGTACACTTTTTTACATGGGTTCTTTACAAATTCAAATGGAATGGTAAGCCAATCTCAAAACTATGAACTTGCTAAAATATACGCTAGAGTATTCCAGAAGAAAGGCGTAGAGGTTACAAGCTGTTCAAGCTGTGTTAAACAACGTGTAAAGGACTTAAAAGATATTTACAACACTTACGAGTAATTTTTTTTATATA